TTATCTTGGCAATCCCAAGCTGAAGCGAGTTAACATGGCGATGAACCTCACGGAGGATCAAATCCGTGAGTTCGTCAAGTGCGCTCAAGATCCAACATACTTTATCGAAAACTATGTTAAGATTATTACACTTGATAAGGGTTTTGTTCAGATTGAACTTTATCCGTTTCAAAAACAAGTTGTAACTGACATCAATGAAAATCGCCGTGTAATCGTAAAAGCAGGTCGTCAGGTCGGTAAGACGACGATCATTGTTGGTTATATCCTTTGGTACATTCTATTCAATCAAGATAAGACCGTCGCGATTCTTGCTAACAAAGCCAGCACCTCAAGAGAAATTCTTGCTCGTATTAAGTTGGCATATGAAGCATTGCCAATGTGGATTCAACAGGGCGTTAAAGTTTGGAACAAAGGTGATATTGAATTAGAAAACGGATGTCGCGTCTTGGCAAACTCTACTGCCTCTAGCGCGATTCGTGGTTTCTCCATCTCGCTACTTTATCTTGACGAGTTTGCATTCGTCCCAAGCAATATTGCTGAAGAATTCTTCACGTCCGTTTACCCAACGATTTCTTCTGGTACAACATCTAAGATTCTAATTTCTTCAACGCCGAACGGCATGAATCACTTTTATAGAATGTGGACCGAAGCAGTTGAAGGTCAAAACGGATTCACACACGTTGAGGCTAACTGGCGTCAGGTTCCTGGTCGTGATCAAAAGTGGGCAGATGAACAGCGTCGTGTTCTTGGTGAACAGAAGTTTCTGCAGGAAATGGAATGCGAATTCATGGGCTCATCAGGGACCCTAATCTCTGCAGCTGGACTCAAGTCTCTCGCGTTTGTAACTCCAATTCATGTTTCGGATAATGGAATTAAGATTTATCAGGCTCCGATCTCAAACCACACTTACGTCATAATTTCAGATACATCTCGAGGTAAGGGATTAGACTACTCAGCTTTTAGTGTAATCGACGTAACTGAGATACCCTATAAACAGGTCTGCACATATAAGGACAATAACATTAGTCCATTAGTTTATCCTTCTATCATTAAACGCATCGGCGACTACTATAATCAAGCATATTCGTTAGTTGAAATCAATGACAACGGTCAGCAAGTCGTTGATTCTCTGTTCGAGGATTACGAATATGAGAATATCTTGTCGACGGTAGATGTAAAGGGCAAGATTGCACTCACTTGGGGTTATGGGAATAAATCGCAACGCGGAATTCGTACAACAAAGTCTGTCAAACGTCTTGGGTGTTCAATTCTTAAGAATTTGATCGAATCGCAAAAAATAATCTTACAAGATTTCGATACAATCTCAGAACTTTCGACTTTCATATCCAAAGGAACAAGTTATGAAGCAGAGGAAGGAAGCCATGACGACCTAGTTATGACTCTTGTGCTTTTCTCTTGGATGACGAATCAGAGTTTCTTTGCTGATCTGACGAATACCAACATTAAAGAAAAGTTGCATGAAGAACAAATGCGTCAGATCGAAGAAGAAGCTCTTCCAAACTTTATTGCAGGTCATGACGAAGTTGATAATGGAGAAAATCAGTTTATTTCTGGTGGCTCAATTTGGACTGTGGTCAATCGTTAAAACCCCCAAAATACTAAATAACCAGTAAGATTCTTAAATCTCCATTTACAGGAGCGAAAACATGGCATTCTTAGTTTCTCCAGGAGTTAATACTTCTGAAATTGATTTAACCACAGCAGTCCCTGCAGTCGGTACTTCAACAGGCGGTACTGTTGGATTTTTCCGCTGGGGTCCAGCAAACACAGTAGTTCAGGTCTCAAGCGAATCTGATCTTGCACAAAAGTTTTTCGCTCCAGATTCAAATACAGCTGCATCATTCTTGTCTGCTGCAAACTTCCTATCATACGGAAACGACTTGAGAGTTGTTCGCGTTTGTAGCGCAACCACAGACAAATCAAACAATGCAACTTCAAATTCTTCACACAACATTACTGTAATGAATGATGAAGAATACTTTGTAAACAATTACGGTTCAGCAAATGCTAACGTCGCGTTCTGCGCTCGTTATGCAGGAGCTCTCGGCAATTCTTTAAGAGTTTCTGTTTGCGCCTCTGAATCAACATTTGACAGCTGGTTGTTCGCCCCATATTTCGACGGCGCACCAAACACTTCAAACTTTGTTGTATCAAAGACTGGCAACTCAACGCTTAAAGATGAATTACACATCATTGTCGTCGACGAAGATGGCACAATCACAGGAACTGCAAACACCGTTCTTGAAAGATACTCAAATCTTTCAAAGTGTTCAGATGCCAAGGGCGATGACGGTGCAAGCATTTACTATAAAGAAGTATTGTACAGAACATCTCAATGGATTCACTGGTTGGGTCATGCTCCAGGTAGCAACGTTGCTAACTCTTGGGGTCGTACTGTTGCAGCAGCCGCAGCATCAGGAACGCCACTACACTCACCAGTAATTGCAGACTACTCGTTTGTAAATGGTACAGATGGTATCCCAAGCCAAGCAGACTTTGTTAACATGATCGATCTCTTTACGAATAAAGAAAAGATTGATGTGTCATTACTCTTTGCAGGTGATTGTGGTATTTCTTCTAATGCATCAATCAGCTCAACGGTTGTTGCAAACAAATACTTGAACGTTGCAGACGGTAGAAAAGATGCAGTAGCCTTTATTTCTCCTCCATATGCAAACTCAGTAACGTCAACAGCAAAGAGCACTGACGTTGTTAACTTCCGAAATGGATCTGGTTTGCTTGACACATCTTATGGTGTGATGGATTCTGGTTGGAAGTATCAGTACGACAAATACAACGACGTTTATCGTTGGATTCCACTAAACTCTGATGTTGCAGGTCTTTGCGTTCGTACAGACCTACAAAGAGATCCATGGTTCTCTCCAGCAGGATTGAATCGCGGACAAATCAGAAATCTTGTTAAGTTGTCATTCAACCCAACTCAAGCAGAGCGCGATGCACTGTATAAGGCAGAGGGCACAGTTCTCTTTGGTGATAAGACAATGCAAGGTCGCCCATCAGCGTTCGATCGCATCAATGTTCGCCGTTTGTTCATTGTACTCGAAAAAGCAATCTCTGCAGCTGCAAGATCAAGCCTATTCGAATTCAACGATGAATTTACTCGCTCACAATTTATCGCTCTTGTGGAACCATTTTTACGCGACGTACAAGGTCGTCGTGGCATCTACGACTTCCGCGTAGTTTGCGATGAAACAAACAATACTCCTGCAGTCATTGACCGTAACGAGTTTGTTGGTGATATTTACATTAAGCCAGCAAGAAGTGTAAACTTCATCCAGTTGAACTTCGTCGCTGTACGCAGTGGCGTTGCCTTCGACGAGATCGTTGGTCGCTTCTAATAAATAGATTAAGATAAAGTCAGGAGAATACAATGGCTTTTAATGTATCTGAATTTCGTTCACAAATGCAGTTTGATGGCGCAAGAGCCAATCTGTTTGAAGTCGAAATGACGTTTCCATCTTTCTCGTTGCCAGGTAATGCTGCTCGTAAATTACGCTTCATGTGTAAAACGGCGCAAATTCCTGGATCAACGGTTGGTGTAGTTCCAGTACAATACTTCGGACGTGAAGTTAAGTTTGCTGGAAACAGAACGTTTGCCGACTGGACAGTAAACATTCTAAATGATGAAGATTTCACTGTTCGTAACGCAATTGAGCGTTGGATGAATGGCGTAAATTCACATCGCTTCAATACTCGTAGTGCTTCTGCCGCAACTCCAATTTCCTATGGTACGGACGCCTATGTCCGTCACTATGGTAAAACAGGAAAAGTGATCAAGACCTACAAGTTTATCGGTCTGTTCCCAAATGATCTCGCACCAATCGATCTAGATTGGGGCAACAATGATGCTATCGAAGAATACTCAGTGACTTTTGCATATCAATGGTGGGAAGCAGTCGCCGAAAACGTGGTTTAATCTTGAACTTGTTTTATATTATGGAGTTAATTAATGGCAATTAATCTTTTCGGTTTCGAAATCTTAAGAAAGAAGCCTGAGACGGTCTCGATCCAGGCTCCTATTGCTGCACCTGTTTTAGACGACGGTGCAATCAATGTTTCTGGTGGGTTTTTTGGAACTTATCTTGATCTAGAAGCATCCGTTAAAAATGAAAACGACTTAATCACTCGTTATCGAGAGATGGCTATGCAGCCAGAACTCGAAGCTGCAGTTGATGACATCGTTAACGAATCAATTGTGCACGACAATGCTGGTCGTAGCGTCACAATACTACTAGACGATCTTGACCAACCAGACAATGTTAAAGAAATGATCCGCGAAGAATTTCAAAATGTTCTTCGCATGTTAGATTTCTCAAACTCTGGTTCTGATGTGTTCCGTAATTGGTACATTGATGGAAGATTGTTCTACCAGGTTTTGATTGATGAAAAGCAACCAAGACTTGGAATTCAAGAGTTACTATACTTGGATCCAAGAAAAATTAAAAAGGTTCGTGTTGCAGTAAAGAAAAAAGATCCAAGAACTGGAGTTGAAGTAAACGCTGGTATTCAAGAATATTATGTTTACAATGAGAAGGCTTTGGCGCAAGGTCAAAGCATGATCAGCAATTCAACACAGGATTCAGGATTAAAGATTGCAACTGATGCAATCGTCAATGTGAATTCTGGTTTGTTAGATCCAAAGAAAAATACCGTACTTTCACATCTACACAAAGCAATCAAGCCACTCAA